TCGGTTCTGATGCCATTGATAGTTTTACTAGCATATGGCTTGCCAATCTTGCTGCTACTATTAATTGCAGCATTCATTACCTGAGTAAATTGATTAATCCAATTTGCATTATTTGGATCATTCCATAAAATATTAGTGCGTGCAATATTTGTGCCATTTGCATCAGTAATACTTTCGCTAGTATTAATGCTGACGATCTTTAACAGACCACTGGCTGCACGATTACGATTAGGAACATAGTTTAATTGTTTTACTAGTTTCAGGACGCTATCACGGCGTTCTGCTGTGTCAAGAAAGTTTTCACGAGCATTAAGGTCTGTGCGGAACGCAACACTTTGACCCATAAATGCAATTAAATCTAATAGTGCAACATATTCGCTGCTTTCAATGAAGTCATTGAAATCTTCTGCATAATAGGTTTTGATATAGTCAACCATAACTTTGCGTAGCGTTTCAAAGTCATAAGATTGAAAGTCTGCGTTACTGAATGTTGTGTAGATTTTTTTCCAGTCTTCAGCCGCAAAAATGTTGGTTTGACGAGTATTAGTTGCCATTATAAAACCTCAATGTATTTATTTGTAAAATAATATGCGACTATTATTACAACACATATAATTGATTACTGGTTTTATTGAATAAAACATTAAGGTCTGCAATCTTGTTGTCAGTTGCAAAACGCAAACTAAAATTTAAAATTAATCCTTGACCATCTGGACTTTCTTGCACTATAGTTTGTGTTACTACACTAAAGCGTGGGTCATAAGCAATGATACGATCAATATCTTGCTTGATTTCACTTTTTAGTGCTGGCGTAAGTGGATCAAACAACCTATTCCAAATAATTGTGCCAAAATTTGGGTTATGAAGTTTTTCACCTTTGCGAATACTAAGATAGTTCAATAGGTCTTGAACGATTAAATCATTGTCAGTGATATTAAACGGTCCAAAATCACGATTTACGCTGCTATAACCTTTATACAATGCCATGTCAGTATTTAACAACTCTTACCTGCAGCACCAGTAGATGCACTGCCGCTTGGTGTGCTTTGTGCACCAGTTTGACCACCCGTTGCTGGCGCTGGTTGATTACCAGTAATAGGTGCAACCGATGTTGTGCCGCCACTGCTGCCACTTCCAAAACCTCCGCCAGCTAAATCACCAGGGTTTGATGTAGCTTGTGCAGTATTGGTTGATGGTGATTTTGTGCCAACTACACTGCCAGTTGAACTTTGATTATCACCTGTGCCGTATCCTCCAGATGCAATATCACCAGGATTTGCTGCTATATTTGTAGGCGTATTGGTTGGAGCATTTACAACAGTTGCGCTATACTTGTCACCATATGCAGCAGCATCTGGACTACTAATTGGATCACGACGAGCAGTGGTGTCATATAGATAACTGGTGTCATTTGCATAATTATGTTGTTGTGCCGCAATACCTGTATCAAGTGGAACATAATCAGTGCTTGGGGTAGGTGTAGAACTGACACCTTGATTTACAACGCCACTATAATCAGTTGAACTTGTAGCCGCTGCATTATTTTGTTGTATTTGATAAAGTCCATCAACACCAATTTCATTGAGACTTGCTTTATCTTGACCTTGTATTGTAAGCTGATCTACTGTTGATTGGCTTATACTTACAGTAGAACCATTGCTTGTTTTACCAATAAAATTGTAACTGTCAGTTGTAGGATCATAAACTCGTTGCAACCCTTGCAGTGATGTAATCTGTTGATATGCTACGCCGCCGCTGCCACTGCTTGGTGCACCAAAACCACCACCAGCAATATCTGCTGGATTAGCACCTTGTGGTGTAACTGGATAATTTGGAACACTTGCAGCCACGTTGTCGCTTGCAGTAGCACCACCATTATAAGCAATTGTGCCGTTACTTGCAGTAGGACTGTTAGCACTTATAACCGAAGGATTACTTGGTGGTAGTGGCACTGGACCAGTTGTGCCTGTTGCGCTCAAATCACGATAACCAGTGTTATCATAATTATAAGCGTTTGATTCGCTTGTTGGACTACTGCCACTTACATTTTGTGACTGTGAACTATAAGTTGGTGAGTTACCATTAATCTGATCAATTTGATTTTGTGTTACTACTTGTGGTGAGCCAGCAGCTTGAATTGCTGTGCTGCCATCATGTGTAACTTCGCTAAAGTTTTGTGCACCTTCTGCTTTTGCTTGATCTATACTTATAGTGCGTGTTCCACAAGGCTGACCAGCCCATTGGTCTTGAACACGAATACCGCTTATATTACCATTTGTATCATACTGATAACCTAAAAAAATAGCAGCATGCGATTCGCCGCTTTGGTTAGCATAGGTTCCGCCTGGTCCAGTAAATCCACAAGCAATAACTGTTCCAGGTTGTGTAGTGCCATTTAGAACGCTATTACCTGGCACCCAAGTGCTTGTATTACCAACTCCGCTTGCGGCTTGAACAAGTGCTACGCACTGACCACTGCCTACACTTTGTCCCAAATAATTAGTATAAGCAGTCTGACCAGCAGTTGTTCCTATATTATTAACTGGTGAATCAACAAATCCATAACTGCCGCCCCCAGTTTGCTGTTGACCATTTAGAGCTTGACCAATAGCATTTCCAACACCAAATGCTGCACCACCTACAAGATTAGTAATTACACGATTTGCAATTTGTTGCAGTGGACTACTGCCTTTATTTGCCACACTAGGTGTAGTTGCTGGATTAACAAATCCACTATACTGGTTAGTGCCGCCATTGTTTTGCCAAGGCTGTGTAATAGGTTGTAAACCATTCAAGAATGTAGTATTACTTTCATTCAGACTTATCGCACAACCACTAACAATTTGGTCATATGTATAGATAAGGCGTCCTTGCACATATTTTATTACAGTAGATACCCAACCAAGTAGCGTAGTTGGATCAGTTAATGCAACATGGTCTTTGCTGTTGATACCTAAATTTGTTTGCATATAACGTGTCATATTAATTACATTTGGATCACTGCTACTTTGTGCGTTTAAGAACTTAGTTATTAAATCAATACAAGTCACTGATGTACTTGTATTGTAACCTTGGAAAAGTTTAGCCAACGCTGCAATACCTGATTCAGGTTTAGTGTAAACTGCTAGACCATTAGCAAAACCAACTGCATAAGAATCACTATTGTTATAAGGTAAATTACCAGGATTATTTTGTGCCTCACCAGTGCTATATTTTGGATTGCTGCTGCCTGTTGATATATCTGATACATCAAAGCTAGCTCCACTTCCAAAAACAATGCCTGCTACTGCACCTGCAATAGCACCACTTACAAGATAACTTGTGCCTGGTGTAGAATTTAAATCAGTGTAACTGCCAGCAATGCTGCCAGCACCTGCAGAGTTATAACCATAATTTGAATATGTTACAGGCGGTATATTATTAGTCATTGGACCATAGCTTTGTTGAACATTGCTACTACCGAAATTATTAGCAGCACCAAATTGACCTGCACTTGTACTATTTGAACCATTTGATGGTGGTAAACCTTGTTGTTGACCGTATGCTGGTTGACTTGTGGGTGCAGTTGGACTATTATGACCAGTCCAAGGTTCAGCAGTTGGCATATTGCTTGGCTGTGATGCGCCGCTTGCTTCGGTGGCTTTATTAGCATCTGCTGTATTAATTGTGTGACATGCGCCTTTAAGGTCAATGTGACCATCACTTTTAATTTGAATACAACTATCTCCAGTAAGATATGTATTCATGCCTTTTAGATGCAGCGATGATTTGCCTGTAACTTTTGTGCTGCCACTGCCTAAAATATTAATATCTGTGCCTTGCATGTTAAAAGCGCCATCACTTACGATATCTACAGTCTTACCATGTAGTTTAAGTGCGCCTTGTGTTTCTAATTGCATACCACCTTTAGCTTCAATATTAAGATTGCTTTGCGCATAAACATTGATATCGCCAGCAGCATTAATTTCTACCCAAGCTGTGCCTTTACTATTGATAATGTAAATGAAATCTTTAGTGTCATTCATCAAAATCATATGACCATTGGCACTACGCAATCTAAACATTGCGTTTTTGACGTTTGCATCACCATCGTCCATAACCAGTGTATGACCGCCTTTGCGACCACTTACGCCATACTCTTGGTCACCATTTTTATTTGTAAAAAACTGTGGATCATTGGGGTTTATAGGTTGACCTGGCGTAGAAATACCAAAAACACTGCTTGGTGTTTCACGGAACGCACTGCTTGTACCAGGTCCACGATCTGGGTCATTGGTTAGATTTTGCTTATCCCATATCTTTTTTTGATAATCATGAGCTATACGAATATTATTACCATTTTGGTCCTTGAGTGGACCAATATTAGACAATGTGCCAGGTGTTAAATTATCTGTATAACCATTTGTTACTGGTGCTGGTATTGAACCATCTAATGCACCAGCCAAACCAGGCATATTATACATATTAGGCCATTCAGGAATACAACCAAACCAGTAACCATCAAATGGATTACCATTAGCAAATGTGCAAAGAACTTTTACACCAATGTCAGGTGGCACAAACCACATACCATAACTGTGTGGATGATGGTCATACCCGCTATTGTCACGATTATTTGTTACACCATAAAATGGTGTGCAATAACTTACGGTTTTCCAACTGCCTTCATCTGTAGGACTACCACCGAGTTCAGCAATCCATACTTGAAGTTTACCGCTTCGCAGCGGATCAGTATTATTTTTAACAATTCCAACATAGGGACCAGGCGATATACGAACGCCGCTGGCACTTTCGTGACGTGTGTGATGTGGTGCTTTTTTATATTCTTGTTCAAAAATGTCGGTCATTAGTCATTTCCTAAAATATAACCATGATCTTCTGCTATGCCTGTTTTAGGTGTAGGAGCAACAAATGGTTGTCCAGTGTTATCATTAAAAATAGTAGTAGATGGGCTTGTAGTTGAACCGCCGCCGCCATTATCAGGACGATTAACTGCAGTTTTTGCTGTATGTTTTGCAGGTTCTGCTGGTGGATTATTAGAATTATCTGTGCTTGTTGGAGCTGAATTATTCACATTATCAGCTCTTACTGGTGTTGATTGAACTTCTTGTTGATTACGAACACGGTAATTTTTTAGTTTTTGCGTAAATTTACCACCACTAAATGTGCTTGTAACTTGAACTACACGATAAATTCCACTAAACTCACTATACGCACCATTAACATTAAACAACCCAGTATTGTCATCATAATCAGCATTTGGTGTAGCAAAGTAAAAGTTAAAATAAACAGGGTTGTTATAGTTTATACTACCGCTGCCGTTACTACCAATATATGGCGCTGTGCCAACAACAGATGGATGCATAAGTGCGTAATCTTGACTTATCCAATCAGGGTCACCAATAATAGTAAAATCAAGTGTAATCATATCACCACGATTATCAAGCAATTTTTCCATTAATTCTTGAACAGCAATAGTTTGTGCGCTTACTGTTGTTGGTCCTGTGTTTTGACGGTCAGCTAAACCACGAACATAGTGATAACGTGGTTTGAAAAAACGCCCATCTGCAGCATCATTATAACTGCCGCCGCTATATGTTTGTTGTGATTTGTTACCGCTTTCATCATTTGCTTTATTAATATAATTTGCTGGCACACCATTCTTATACTCAAAGAAAGCCATGTTAAACTCGATATTAGCATCTATAACATCACGGTTTTGACCACTATACAGATAAGTGTAGGTTTTTACTATTTGTGACTTACTTACTGGTGCTTGTCCAAAACCAGGCGCATCATGACCATACATTGTGTATGGCATTACAACATATTTGATATCACGTTGGTAATAACCTGTGCCAGGATCAATTGACCCAAATTTAATTACAGGAGTAATTTTCCAAGTTTTTACAGGCTGACTATCGTGACCACTTGTAGTATTTTGACCAGTCATATAATCACTTACTGTAATAACACTGCCAATAAAATCAGTGATGCGTGTGCCAGCACTGGCACGAAATGATTGACTATCAGTTGTAATGGTTAAAACACCAGTTTGACCTTGTTTTTTAGCATTGGCATCTGTGGAACCACCAATGGCAACGCTTTGGTCTTTGAATGTTTGTGGGTCAATGACTTTAGCACTTAACAAATCATTAGTAAACTCAAATGCATACGTGTTTGCCAAATTTTGACCTGTGTGATTGCCTTTGTCATCTTTTTGATTTGTTTTTTCTACTTCACCAATATTAAGAGCGTCTTTAATACCTTTTTTAACAGTAGTTTGATTGCCACTTACTGTATTTTGAGTAGTTGTTGTTCGCAATTCTTGGTCAGCACTGTTAGGTCTTACTAGTTCAGTTGTTGTAGTAGTGCTAGCTAAATCACCATTAAACAAATCTAAAATACTACCACCTTTAATTTCAATATGGAATGGTATTGTATTATCAAGTGCACTTAATGCCATAGAATTTGCAGGTATCGCATCGCAGGTATAAACTCCACCACTAGATGTTATTTTAAACTTCATATTAACAAAAGTAAATGGTATATATTTTGTTGTGTTGGGTATAACTTGTGCAGAGCCATCGCTTGATATAGTAGGCGCAATTGGCTCACCTTTGTCATTATAACCTAAAAATTCTATCTTCATAACAAAGAATGTGTTTGACCAATTAAAGTTTGGTTCAGGATTAAGTGATGCAGCACATTTTTGTAATCTTGCCAAGAAACTTACCGTGTATGGCTCAATAATATCAAATTTAAGTTTAATAACATCTGTAGCACGTGTTTGGTCACCGCTACTATTAACAATAGTTTGAATTTCCAAATTGTCAATAGTTAAATCTGTAGGAAAATAAGAGCGATTTGCTACAGAGGCACTCATTCCACTATCACTTGCGACAAATACGGCATTATTCATAAGCGCAAATTCATTGCCAGGATAAATTTTTTGTGCATAAATTTGATTAATAGTTTCACGTGGTATTGCATAAATTGAAATACGATAGGTATAATTTGTATAATCATGCAATTTATTAGTGCGACCTGCATAAGTGGTAGATGGTTGCGGTGAACCATTAGTGCTGCCACTGTTGTCAATTGATGATGCAGGTCCACTACTTGTAATTTTAGAAGTGTTATTATTGTTATTGCTGCTAGCTACTGCTATGCTATTTGTTTGTGGTGCGCTACTGTCACTTTTAATGCCACTGCCACTAGTTTGGTCTGCAAACCTAGTAGTATTAGTAATAGATGTAACTGCGTTGCTGCTTGCATCTTCAGTTAGACCATTGGTAGCAGCGTTAATTGTTTGATTTGGAACAATAACAGTTGCATCGCCAGGCGGTATTTGTGTAGGTCCAGTGCCACTTGTTAGAGTATTAAAACCACCATTTGGCGTTCCTGTATCGCTGCTTTGTGCTGTATTATTTGTATTACTCGCAGCATATTGTGCTTGTAGTGTTGCTAAATCTGCTTGTTGTGCTGCACTTGCGGCTGCATTTTGTTGAGCGATTGCGGCAGTATTTTGTGCATTAGCTGTTGTAACACTGCTTATTTCAATGCCTTGTTGTTGATTGACCGCACTACTTGCAGCTTGTGCTTCACTGCTACTTGTTGGTGTAGTATCGCTTGCTGGTGTATTATTTGCTTGTGCTTGCAGTGCAGCAACACGTGCACGTGCGGCTTCAAGTGCAGTTTGCGCATTTGCTAAATCTACACCACTTTGCGTAGTTGCTGCATCGTTTGCTACTTGTTGTGCTGCTACTGAAGCTGCTTGCGCCGCTGCAACTGCATCACTATTTTGACTGCTTACTATAAGTCCATCATTTGATAACAGTGGCGTTCCGTTATAACCACTGCTTGTGTCTTGCACATATCCGCCACTTCCACTTATTACAAAACTATCTGGTGCAAGATTAATCACTAAACCTTCACTATTTTGTGAACCAAGGTTAAGTTTACCCATATCAATATCAGGGTAAGCTCCACTGTTTAATATTGCAGCCATTTGTCTATTGACATCGCCAACAGTTGGTTGATTTCCTAAAGCTATCTGCTGATTTTTCCAAGTATTAAGTTGATTCTGTGCTGCAGTCAACTGTTGTGTAGGCGTTAATGTTGTTGGCATTTATGTACCTAATGAACTTTGTAATGTGCTTTTAGTTGGCAAATATATTACAGTATCAGCAGTAAAATCCCATAGTGGATCAATTAGCGTATTAGGGTTACGAACAGCAAATACCCACCAAAGCGCAGGATTGCCATATAAGTCAAAAGCTAATAAGTCTGGACGATATTCATACTGTGGCGGTATGGTAAAGACCACATCATTTGCTAACTTTGGAATAGCACGACTGTTCCATAAATCTAAAAATTGACCATTATCAAAACTTGGTGTGCTATAATAAAAACTCGCCGTAGAATAATTTGCAGGATTAAATGCCATTAAATCCATCCTCCGCTACTGCCATTAGAAAGAAGTGATCCAGTTGAGAATTTTTCCAATCCAAATTGATTGCTAATCTTGTTGCGGCTGTATGTAGGCACAGCACTTATATTAACATTTAAACTTGTAGGAACTTTTTGTTTATCAGTAGTAGAACTACCCTTAATAGTGCAACTTATGTAATCAACATCATTAGGCAATGAATAATCAAAATTTGTGATGACAATAGGTATATGGTCAAATGTGTATGGTCCATATCCATCTAGTAACAAGACAGGTGGTGGTGTGCCAGCTAATTGATCCTGACCATAAAACATTTTGGTTACTGTTCTAAAGAAGTGTAACATTGCAATTACATACTCAGCTTCAGCAGCATAATTTGCCGTGAATTGTGCTTGTATTGATATACTGTCAACAGAACTGTGTTGATAAGCTGGTGTTGTATAGTTTGTATGAACCAAATTCATCATGTCATAACTTGCTTTGTGTGCAACTTGAATTACGGGTGTATATGGAAATAATACGCCGCCTGTTTGGTTAAGTGGTTCAAATAGCGGACTTTGCCCAATAAATCTGCCTGTTTGGTCACTTATAATTACACGATCTTCGGTATCATCTTGCCAAGCTGTTCTACTGCTGTCATTTACTGGTTGTAGCAAATCTTGCTGTGTTCCGCCTTGTGCTACACCTGTGCCACTCAAACGACCATTTGTAGGATCATTAGATGGTCCACCAGTTAGACCATAAACTAAACCTTGTAGAGC